CACCAGTGATTATCATCAATTCATTGCCAACAACAATGAATCCGTTCTGTGCAACACCAGAAAGAGCACTAAGATCAATACTAGTAACACTAGAATTAATAGCAGTAGTTAATGTAGTATTTGTAGCTGCTGTAGCAGGGAACAACGAAACAACATCAGTACCAGCATGAGTAGAAGCAGTAGATCCTAATGATCCTCTCAATACTGTTAGAGAACCTCTACCATCTGGTGAGTTATAACTAGCTGCCGATATAACATAAGAACTAGAATCATCATTTGAACCATTATCAACATACTCAATAGATCCACCTTGATCTGGGGCAGATGCTAATCCCTCAGCAATAAGTTGATATCCATACTGACCAGTAACAGCATTAGATGCAGAAAGAGTTACTGTTGCACCACTAGCAGTAATATTAGGAACAGTAGAACCAATACCTGTAATTACTTCGCCATTTTGGAATGTACCTTTAATTGGTATGTAATTAAGATAATTTGCTTCAAGTATTTGATTACTTCTTAATTGTCCAACAGCACCTGATGTATTACCTTGGATTCTTTCAAAGTCTGTGAATGAACCAGAACTTGTTCCAGATGCATTAATATTAAGACGTAAACCAGCAATCGTACCATCTTGGGTAGTCTCATTAGGATCAAATCCTCTAGAAATACAACCGTACTTACCATAAGATGAGTTACCAGATACAGCACGAATCTTACCACCACCAGTTGATGCGTAAGAAATGTGATGATAATAAGTGAAGGATGATACGATTTCCATCGCCGCCGTACCCTTACACCAGAACCCTGCACCGCCCTCTAGAACCTGCGTGAATGCGTCAAAACACATTGACTTAAATGAAGGGGTTGGAGACCCATCAAAATGCTTATGAGAGTCACCATCACACAATACACCAAGTGCTGCTGAACCTAATGCAGAACAGTTTTGAATATAAGGTGATTTTGTAACTGCTGAAGCAGGATCAAGTTCAAAGTATACACCCTTAATAGTAGCAGCTTCTATATTTTTATCGTCACTACCATCAGCAGCAAAACCTGTTAATCCGTTAAACACACAATCTTTAACGATAGTGTGATCAGCAAGATACATGAATGTTGATTCAGTATTTGGAACAGTAGCTACTCCAGTGATGACTATGAATGGTTCACTCTTAGAAGTACCACCCATATTATTAGCAGTTCTACAAGAAGTAAATATCGCTGCAAGAGTTGTTACAGCAGAAGTAACATTAGGACACTTAGGATTATTGGTATCTGCTGTTCCAGTATAACCAGTTTGAGTTTGGTTATTGCCAGCAGATACTGTTGCTGTTCCACCTGCTATTATTGTATTTGCAGCATCTCTAACGTAATTAATTAATGCGTTATCTTGAGTAACATCTCCAGTAATATTAGTTCCACTAAGAACACCATTAGTATAATCATAAACTTCGTTATTACTTCCATGCTTTATGTTGAAAGCAAGTGCATCAACAAAAGCTGATAATTGATTTTTAACTCCCGATTCATCACCAGTTACAGCACCTACATTTGCAACATGGCGATGATACGCTTCATGAGCAAGGAAAAGTCTGTTGCTGTTTAATAAATCTCTACCATCTGCATATTTATTGTTGATAATATCAACATACTTATCGCTAGTAGTCCATGCACCACCTGTTACAGGAAGAAGCGTCAGGGTAGTACCTGTACCATGCTTCATTACCTTAGCAGTTTTTGTCTTTGCTGAGTTACTAACTACATCACCCAATTTAACATGAGTTGCAGCAGTTTGGAATGTTAAATCTATCTCATCAGAATTACCTGATACAGGTTTAAATGATGTAGCTCTTAAGTTATCACCGATTACTGAAGTAAACTCAGGAACATGAATAGGAAGTTGCTCTTCATAAATACCAGATTTTACGTAGATTGTAATTGGATTTGTTGCAGTAGCTTTTGCTGCTCCTGTTAATGCAGATACAGCATCACAAGCATATCTTAAAGTAGCAAATCCTCTTGATATTTGCTTACCACTATTTGAATTAGAACCCTCTTTAGTAACATAATAAACAGGTGCAGATGTATTATTTTCTTCCCACTGTGGTAAGAGTGGAGAACCACCAACTGTCAATACTTGACCACTAGCAATTTTTTGTTCTTCAGCAGTTCCAGATACTCCAGATGGAAGTCCCAATCTAGCAATCGTACCAGCAGACTGGTATAGTAAGTCTCCAGTTGTAGTCAACACCTGAGCAGCAGAACCACCCTGTGCTATGTAATTCCAATATACTCCACCAGTATCAGTTTCTGGTTGTTGTCCTGTATGAGCTTGAACACAAACATAAGAGTTTGAAGTTCGGTTAACAACATCATTTAATTTATATGCAGTTCCAGCAGCCCAGTTTCCAGTCCAATTAAATCCTTCGGCAAGGAGTTTCCAGTTAGCAGTATTTGTAGGATCAGTTCCAGCAGCAGCAACTAATATATTTACATAACTGTTACCACCATATCTAACTACATCACCAAGTTTGTATGTTGTACCATCAGCATATGCTCCTTTTGCTTCAAAACCAACTGTTAAAACTGCCCAGTTAGTAGCATCTGAATTTGGAACAGTAGCAGAACTATGATTAGTTTTGGCAGAATAACTATAACCACCAAAGGTTACAATGTCACCAACTTGATATTCTGTACTAGCAGTCCAAGTATCTTCGTACTTAAGACCTTCTAAGTAAACTGTAGTATTTGAATCGGAAAAAGTAGCACCAGATGTAAATCCAGAGGTAATACGATATTGTGTATTACCATACTTAACAACATCGTTTATTTTATACCAAGTAGTAGCAGCCCAATCTCCTTTGTTGACAATGCCTTCTGTATGAACAGACCATTTAGCATTATCAGAAGAATAAAAAGATGTTTCTGATGTTGTTGATGTATGGTTTGTTGTACAAACGTATGAGTTTCCACCATACTTAACTATATCGTCAATGACGTAAGCAGTGGAAGCAGTCCAATTGCCTTGCCACTTAAACTTCAGTCTGCCGAGTCTAAAATCTGCCATTTTTAAAAATCCCTACTTAGGTCCGTTGGTTGTGTGATCATATGTTTTATTTAGTCTTCCGACTAAGTAACCATTATCATCAATAAAATAAGTCAAATTCCTGAAATCAAATCTGAACTGTTGATATTTATCATCAGTATCATTTGAATACTTTTTGTCACCTGCATCAGCAAGGACATATTCAGTTCCTTGAAGAAAATCTGGATACTCTTCACCATCTGTACGGTGAAAATCAAAGACTTCATCTTCTGTAGATCTTGCCTTTGTATAATGCAACATACCATCCTTGTCTCTTCTTAGAGCATGAACAGTAAAGTCGTTTGATTGAGCTACAGTTTGCCCAACTGTTCCGCTACTTGAACTAAGATGTAAAGCCATTACATTAAAATCCTCCAGTAAGTTCCGTCCCAAACAAATTGAGTATACATGCCAGCTATATCAAGAATGAATTCGTGGTCAGTATTCCCAAATTGATTTAAAAATTTAATAGTGCTGCTACTTGTAGTTAAAGTAACATTATTTAATGCCCAAGTTGATTTCATATCAACTAATTCAATCATATCTCCTACATGAGGAACTACACCTGAAGCTTCATAAGGCATTGTTAAAGACAAAGCAGAAGATGAGGTGTCTATTAAATATCTAAGTCCACAAACAAGTTGTTGATTAGAATTCAAATGCTCCCATCGTGCTCGTTGAAGTTCATATCCTCCAATGTCAGTACCATCATGGACAACAGCAGTTTTTTTCTTGGTGTCAACTGTAATTTCAGCATTAGCACCAGTAAACTGAGCGTGTTCTGTGGTAGTACCCTTTCTAAATTGTACTTGGGTGGTCATCTATTTACGCACTTTTCTCATATTATATTTATGGTTTAAATAATCCAGACTTGAGTATGAGGTGGCTGGAATAGTTGAACTTGTACTAATGCAATACCAGAAAGTGCAATTCTTCCACTTCCTTGATATCCTTTACGTACAAATGCCTCATCAAGATTATTGACATTAGAGATTCTACCAGAACCTTGGTATGCATGAGCACGAAGATCATAACTATCTCCACTGACTGCGATCTGAACTTCTGGTTGTTCCGCAAATGTAAGTAGTGGATCTCCCGAAGTTCCTCTGACTGCAAGCACTCCACTCTGACTGAGTTCTCTTGAAGTTCTGCTTTCTGCTCCAACACCAAGGAAGGAGAAGAGCATTTGTTTCTCTTCTGGATTGAAGGTAAATGCTTCTGCCGCACCTGAAAGTTTTCTGAGTGAACCAAATCCAACAAAGTCTCTGCTTCTTGTAACATATACTTCGCCAGAAACTCTTGTTGTACCTGAACCAAAGTATACAGGAGAGAAACGAACTGTAGATTCTCCAAGTGTCTTAACTGTACCTTGACTAGATTCACTTCTTGTTCTTGTAGTTGCACCTTGACCCAAGAAGGAGAAGAGCATTTGCTTCTCATCAGGATTGAAGGTAATAGATTCTGCTGCACCTTGGAATTTCTTAAGTGAACCAGATCCAATGTAAGGTCTACTACGAGCAATATCACCATTACCATAAACTCTAAACAGAGCTGGAAGTGTAGTAATATCAACAGATTTAGATTCAGCTGCACCAGAGAAGTTATAAAGTGAACCAGATCCAGTAATGTGTGGAACATAATGAGTCTTAGCGGTTCCACTAACAAATATAGTACCAGATCCAATATTATTTGGAACCCATATAACTCGTGGAGTTCCATCAAGTCTAAGAGTTCCACCCTTACTGATTTCTCTAGAAGTTCTCTTCTCTGCAATCCTTTCACCAACAAAGGAGAAGAGCATTTGCTTCTCTTCTGGATTAAAGGTAAGAGATTCAGCAGCACCATTAAATTTCTTAAGTGAACCAGAACCAATCCATACAGGAGCAAATCTGTAAGCAGCTTCATTATCAATTCTGATTCCACCAACAGAATTCCAGTTAGGTGTAAATCTGTAATCTGATGCTTCTGGATATATTGAAATTCTTCCATCTCCTTCTGGAGGAACAACGAATGTACGTTCCGATCCTGCTCCTGTAAAGGAGAAGAGCATTTGCTTCTCATCAGGATTAAAGGTAATAGATTCAGCAGCACCACTGATTTTTCTAAGTGAACCAGATCCAATAAAGTCTCTAGATCTTGTAAAGTCAGTGAATCCATCAACCCTGAATAATCCAGTACTTTGATATGCAGTAGCAGATGTTGTTGTTGAACCACCGAATGTAAAGAGTACACCATCACCTTCTGGAGGAACAACGAATGTACGTTCTGATCCTGTTCCTGTAAAGGAGAATAGAAGTTGCTTCTCTTCTGGGTTGAATGTAATACTCTCGGCAGCACCAGAGAATTTCTTGAGTGAACCAGATCCAAAGAAAGATCTTGTCCTGTCTGTATCTGCAATTCCAGTAACATGTATTCTTCCACTTCCAGAATAGGAGCTGTCCAGTTTGTAAACTGCTTCTCCACGAAGACGTATATCTGTTCCTTCCTCTGGAGGATTGAATGTAACTTTCTCGGTTCCTGTTCCTGTAAAGGAGAATAGAAGTTGCTTCTCTTCTGGATTGAAGGTAAGGGATTCTGCTGCACCAGAGAATTTCTTGAGTGATCCAGAACCAACAAATACTCTTGTCCTGTCTGTTCCACCAACTCCAGATACAGGGATCCTTCCAAATGGTTGCTCTGCAAATGTAAGAATTTCTGGATGTGTTGTACCAGAAAGACGAATCTCTGTTCCTTCCTCTGGTGGATTTGCAGTAAAGGTTTCTGTTCCAACTCCTGTAAAGGAGAAGAGCATTTGTCTTTCCAGTGGATTGAAGGTTGCAGATTCTGCTGCACCACTGAGTTTTCTGAGAGAACCAGAACCAATATGTGCTGCTGGAGTAATAGATTCTCCAACATTTCCAAGTACTCTGATAGTACCAGATCCTGGATGGAGTAGACTGAATACTGTGTATCCTTGAGATCCAATCTTGAACAGTCCACCACCAAATCCAAGAACAGAGGTAGACTCAGCACCACCACCCATTGAGAATAGAATACCTTCTCCAATCTCAGATGTAGGAGTAAAGGACTCGTGACCAGATCCAACAATTCTACCAAGACCCCTACCGTGATATGGAGGAGTCCAGAATGTATCAGCAGCACCAAAGATATTAACACCAGACTTACCACTAACTGAGTAACCAGTAGTAATAATATTCTCAACAAAGTGAGTCTTGGCAGCACCAATAATATCTGAGAATCCATATGGACACTTCTTGGAAAGTGTGCCAAGAATATGTCCGTAATCTCTTTGCTGTGGTGCGTTAGCTTCAGATACTAGACCATAATCCTCAGTAACAGAAGGTGTTGTTAACTGATTTGGAATTGTATATGTGTTGCTTGGAGCAATAGTAAGTGTTGTACCAGGAGCAACCTTAATGCATCCACTAGTAGCAGTTGTGTTGGTGCTAATAACACCACTAGTTACTACACAATTAGTTAGATTTGCATTAACAATATTACCATAATCAAGATCTACACCATCTTCACATGCAGAATTATTATATGCTTCAGTATGTTTTTCATGTGATTGTTCAAAACTTAACCACGTTAGTTTTATAGAACCAAGATTGGTATTTGCTTCGTTATAGAAGTCAATATTACCAAGATCAATAAAGTCATACTGGAGTGTATAATTATCAAGTGTAAAGTTAGCAAGTTCTTCTAACTCATACTGTACTGGTTTTCTTGGTCTAAGTTTAATTTCACCAGAACCAACCCAATCAAATGATTGTCTTTCATCAAGTGAAGCAAAGTTTCTAAGGAATCCAGAACCAACATAGGATTCTGTATGCTTCTCACTTGTTAATCCACCTGTAAAGGAGAAGAGCATTTGCTTCTCTAATGGATTAAAGGTTCCAGATTCTGCTAGACCACCAAACTTCTTAAATGAACCTGATCCAATTACGGTTGCTGCAATACCAATAATTGAAGTTCCAGAAAGTCTTTCAATTCCAGAACCAACAGCAGCAACAACTGAAGATTCAGCTGCACCACCAGTTGCAAAAATCTGACCCTTACCATATACAGCAGCTTCAAGTGGTACTCTTGCTACTCCACTTAATTTTAATACTGATTGAATTCCAACATAAGAGAACTGTTTCTTGACAACAACATCAGTTGTAGACTTAATCTTGAAGAGACCGTATGGTATTCTTAGATCACTTCTCTCTCCTAATATCCAACCATGATCAATTGTTGCAGCAGCACCATCACTAACCAATCCATAATCTATGGTTGTTGTGAGATTTGGATCTGCAACAGTTCCATAATCAGCACGTGCAAAATCAACTATTGAACTTTGATTATAGCAATCAGTATTTTTCTCTATAGCATCTTCTGGTTGGAACTTAAATCCACCAGAACCAACATAATCAAATGTTCCTCTTTCTGCTTCTAACTTCGCAAAATTCCTTAGTCTTCCAGAACCAACATAGGATTCTGTATGCTTCTCACTGGTAATACCACCAGTAAAGGAGAAGAGCATCTGCCTTTCAAGTGGATTGAATGTTGCAGATTCTGCTGAACCACCAAACTTCTTAAGCGATCCAGAACCAGAGGTAATCGCAGTAATAACAACGGTGGCAGATCCACTAAGAGAAGTGAGTCCTCCACGTTGTTCAGAAGTACTAATAGTCTCAGCACCACCACCCATTGAGAATAGAGCACCAGTACCATAAACACCAACATCAAGTGGTACACTCGCATTACCAAATATTCTAAGATTACCACTACCGATCCAACTAGGAACAAACTGGATATCTGCTCCAGCAGATTGATTAAATTTGAATAATCCGTATGGAGACTTAGTACCCCAATCAAGTATCCAACCCCAATCTTCTACAGGACTATGACCTTCTGGTACTAATCCATAATCTATTAAATTAGTTGCAGCGTTATCACTTAACGCAACTTGATAGTTCTGACCAGAAGTAACTCTCGCTGTTACTCCTTGATCAATCTTAATAGTACATTCTGGTACTGATCCTGATACATCACCAGATGTTGATATAGTACCAATATTTGAACATTCAGATTGAACAAAACCCCAATCTTGTTCTACATATTCAACAATAGAACTTTGATTATATACCTCAGTATGTTTCTCATCTGAAAGTTCAGTAAGTTCTGGTTTTCTGGAGAGTAACTTAATTTCACCAGAACCAACCCAATCAAATACAGCCTTCTCTGCTTCAATCTTAGCGAAGTTCTTAATCCTACCAGAACCAGCGTAAGATTCTACATGCTTCTCACTAGTAAGTCCACCTGTGAAAGAGAAGAGCATTTGCTTCTCATCAGGGTTCCATGTTGCAGATTCTGCTGAACCACCAAATTTTCTAAGATTACCATCACCATAAACGTGAGCTGTGATACCGACAATTGCAGTACCACTAAGCGGAGTAAGTCCACCACCAAGAAGATTGGTGGCGAACGAGGTATCCGCAATACCAGATAGACCTTTGACCTTACCATCAACAATATATCCATATATGGCTGGAGATGTTTGTCTACCAAATGATACTAATCTACCTGAACCTACCCATGCATTAGTTGCCTTAGCTTGTGCCTTACCAATTGTCTTCTTAAATCCAAATCTTGTTCTATATCCATCTAATATATTTCCACGATTTGTTATTGTTACAGCATCAGTGTGACTTACCAATCCATTATCTATTGTTGCTGTATGATTAGAAGTTATTAATCCATAATCAAGTTCGTTATAATCCTCAGTAATACCAGGTTCATAAACATATCCCCTACTTTCAGATGCACCTACAAACTTAAATATCTCAGTGCGACTTCCTATATTAGTCTGGAATGATGAAATCCTTCTTGCACCAATGGAACTAATAATACTTGGTCCATGCAGTCCAACTGTTTCTGATTTATTTCCAGCTTCATATGAATATATGCATATCCCACCCTGACATACAATACTCGTTATAGGTGAATCATAATATTCATAACTTGCTCCACCACCATATCTTAATAAAGGTGGCCAAGATTCATAAACAAAATCTTCAATTTTAATACTGTTGTAATACCTTGGTTTAAATTGCTTTTCGTCAGATTGGCTGTTTAAAGCATCACTTCCGTGATCGGAAATGAGACGTGATCCACTTTCTGAGGTATAAGCGTATTGCATAGAAACCTAGAATCCAATAAAAAAGGGGTCGCAAACTGCAACCCCCACAAAGTAAAGAATATAAACTGGGTATACTCTATGTATAATCAGTCTAGGCTGACATTTAGAGTAACCTTAATTTGGTCTCCACTGTTTTGAATAGCGTATGGACCATTTGTAAACTGTTCTGCAAAGAATATACTTGAGTATAAAGTAGCATCTCCAGTTCCTTGTAGAGAAGGTGTTGTAGTAAATGTACTATTTGTTGGAGTCTCAAATACTGTGTAATGAGCAGCAGTATCAGGTCCGTTTGAAGTACCTTGAGCAATGTAAATAACATCACCAGGATTTAAATTATGATCAACAGCAGAACCACTAGGATCTGATGTCATAATACTAAAGTTGAAATCAACTTGATCATTATCACTAGCAGTACCTACGTTATCTGTAAGTGCATTATTTAACCAAATTGTTGGTCCTTGATCACCACTCTTAGTTGCATAATCAATTCCTTCAACAACAGTAGCAGCAGGGAACGCATCTGGACCAGCATTAGAAGCATCAACAAACTTAGATACTTTCATACCAATTGTAATATTCTCTGCAACATTAGTTTTAAATGTAGCATTACCTGAAGCAGCACCACCTGTAACTGGTTTATCAAGAGTAATTACGTTTCCACTTACACCAACAACACGTGTTTCTGCTGGAACATTAGTAGCAGTAACAAGTTGACCCTTCTTAACACTTGTTGCATTAGATGTAATAGTAATAGCAAATCCATCAGCAGCACCAGCAGTAATTGCACCACCAGCAACATCTACGTCTTTGAGGTTAATGTACTTATTACCAATAACTCCTTTACACTCTACCTTAGCAACTTTAGTTGCAGCAGCTAATGTTCCACCATCAATAACTCCGTGAAGTGTGACAGGCATATTGTTTGCACGTGCTAGATAATAACCATAAACATTACCAGCAGCAGCAGAGAATGTAAAAATTTGCTCAGGATAAGAAGCAGTTGTTCTACCAACAGCAAATGTACAGTTAGTACCAGCATTAGAAGTGGCAGTTAACTTCTGACTTATCTCAATATTAGTGCCATCAATATCAACAACATAGGTATTTGCAGGAATTCCAGTACCAGTAACATAGTCTCCTTTTTTAAGTTGATCAGTATCATTTACAACAATCTGATATGTACCAGTAGTACCAGCAAATGTTTTTGCAATACCTTGACCAGAAGTAGTAGTGGCAATTGTCCAACGATTACCGTTTAGAAGTATACCATAGTTTGCATTGAACTTCTGATCTTCCTCTGTTCTAACATTAACGATAGAATCATATCCTGTGTTAGGTGCAGTACCATATGAGCTACTATTTGAAGCGTCATATGGTTCGTAATACTTTGTTGCAGACGGAACATCTTGTTCTGAAGGTGCAGTTGAAGGTCCAGTATAGAGCTTCAATACCAAATCCCTTGGAATCTGATGCGTTGCATTTAATAAGGTACGGAGTGAATCAATCTCACCCTGGTCGGTAACTAGCAGTGCCATTTAAGTTTACTCCTCGTGTGCTTTCCTATGTTATTACTGTTATTTATTAAAGTGCTAGCTTCATAGAAACTACGCACCTTTGTATATTTATAGCATATACAATTTCAAATTGTAGAATGTCTCCAGCAGTTAATGCTGTATTCCAAGTAGAAAGTGTAGTATTTTGATTTATACGTTGTGTAGTGCCTCCTCCAATATCACCTAAAGTGGGTTTCTCTGTACCACATATAGATGAAAAATTTGGAAAATTAGCATAATCAACCTTCTTAATATCAAACTGACATTGAGCAGATTGATCTCCTATAATTGTCCAGGATTCAATTTTTCCTGAAACATCAAGAGTCATATCTCCTTTAATACCAGAAGACATTGGTGAAGAACCAGCATCAACAACAAAGTTAATTGTTCTTGTTAAATCCGCAGTTGTAGATAATGCTACAACATATACTTTCTGTCCTGATGTAGGAGCAGTAGTAAAAATTATATTAGTTCCACTAGTGCTGTAATCAATACCTGGAACTTGTACTAATCCATCAACAGCAACAATCAATTGCTGATCATTAACTGGTGTATATACATCACCTGCATTATCAATTAATGGAAATCCAGTATTGGTTCCATTAAATACCCAACTTGATACGTTAAGTATCTCATTACCATACTGAAGATATTTACTGGGGATCTCATAGTTAACCCCAACATTATACTTCTTCTGAGGTTCTGAAAGAACCTGATAATTAGAAGACTTTACTGATACATTATAATTTGGCATCAGGTCACTCCTGGTGTTACTTCAAGAATACCTTCTATGACTCGTGTTTTAATACTCTGTGGTGATGTTAGAATAATATCATACACATAACGTCTTGCTTCCAATGCAGTAGTAGCAGCATTGGTCAATCCGATTTTCAACTGTCCATTATAACGATCCACAAATGTGACAACAAAACTTGTAGATGTAGTAGAGTAATAACTCTTCTTCATCTTTGCTTCTGCTGTATAACCAGTCAGATTGAGAGGTGTTGTGTTGTCTTCATTCTGGATGTTAAAGGTAGCATCCCAATCAGTACCCTTTTCCAGCAATAAGTTTAGAGGAATTGCTGCCATGATAATCTAGTTGAATAAATTAACCATTAATACTATTTCTCCATCTGGTTGGTTCCTCATATCACCGTTATTGCAGTTCTCAGCAATAACCGCCATACCATCACCAGGACAATTATTACCATTTGCAACATTATCCTCTGTCCAGAAAGTAGGATCAGCACTATTGTCTCCCCTACGTGGCCATTGTCCACTTACACCAGAACGCTTCCAACCAATACAGTTCATATTACTCCAATCATTATTATCCCATTTATTTTCCTCACATATAACTATCATACCAACGTCATTAGAAGTAGCACTTGTTGCTTCTCCGTCAGATACCTGTCTTCCAATTGCTTTCCAGTCATCTGATGGAGTACCAGTAGCACTAGAATCAAAAGTACCAAGCTTATCACCAGTTGTAACACCTTGATCATTCCTATAATAATCAGATTCACCTTCCATTCTTTGACCCCATTTTTGAGTAGTAGTCATAGTATATTCTATGGGATTGCCATAATCAACTCCTGTTAATAAAAGCCTAGTCCTATTACAATCTGCTTCAAACCAAAGTCTAGTTCTAGCAGATTCATTACCAGCGAACTTAACGAACTGAGGGTTAAATGTATGAGTTGCCATTCCCCAGTCATTATCATTGGCATTTGGATTCTTACAACTACACCACCTATATCTTCCACCACTTGCATTGGATGCCGTACTATCACCACCAGCAAAGCGAGCTGCTGCACCCCACAAATATCCATTGGACACTTGACAGTATACTTGCAGTGCAGCACCACCATTTATACCAGATTTCTGAATCCAAGCAAGTGTATCTCCACCAGTATTATTATTCCACTCAGTAGCTTTTGTGTAATCTGTAATGGGACTATTCTGAGACTCTCCTGGTGGACCACCACCAGATGCAAAAGCCGTTCCAAGATGTTGAATAATAGGCATTATGACATTCCTCCTCCAGAGCAAACAAATTCGTTAGATGATACACAAGTAACTGTCATTAATCCCCTTAGAGCAAGTGTAATGTTTCCAGTGTCAGCAGTTCCCACCTTTCTTAAAGTAGTACTAGACTGTGTGATAGTTATATCACTACCACTATTATTGTAAATACTAATGATATCACCAGCAGCGTATATACCATTTCCGATTGTTACGTTACTATTTGTTCTTATCATTGTTCCTGCATCTTCCTTAACAGTAGTATAACTACTTGTTTTATTGGATGTTGTAAGATTTTCAAGTCTTCCGACAAATTTATCTGCACCTAATGTATTTGTTGAAGGGTTAAAAGTTAATCCTGTAGCACCATCAATAAGTAAGCTTTTTGATGTACCATTATTATCAACAAAAACTGGATAATATGTTGCGTCATTACTGGTATTCGCTACATCAGCGGCAGCAGCACTATTTGCACTAGAAGCATTACCAGTTAAGGTTCCTTCAATGTTAGCAACAAGTGTTCCTGTTGTAACGAATGCTAGATCACCTGTAGATGCACCAGTTGCAGTAGTTGTCTTAAGTACAAACTTATCAGCTGACTCATCCCACCCCAAGAAAGCATTATTCTGATCTCCTCTTTCAAGGATAATACCCATGTCTCCAGATGGAGCACCAGTTGTACCAGTTCCAAGTTCTAGTAATTTGTCAGCGATAGTTGTGTTGGTAGAATTAACAGTAGTTGTTGTACCACTAACTGTTAGGTTACCACTAACTGTCTGATTACCTGTAACTGCGAAAGTTCCTCCAGTAGGAGTTGTTCCAGCACTAGTACCGACATATGTTACAACAGCAGCCTGAGTTGGAGCCTTATCATTACTATTCTGTACCATAGAACCATCAGTTGAGAACTCATTGATGGAAGCACCAATCAGTCCACCAATAGCACCAAGTTGTAATGACTCAAGACCTTTCAAGTCAAAAGCAGAAGCATCTAGTGTAACATTACCAGTTGCCTGATCTACCTTGAAGTAATCACCAACATAGAAGTTACCTAGTTCGTCAGTTGCAACATAGTAAACACGTCCTGGGTCAGTCGTGTTAGTAATAATCTGATCTGCCTGTGAAGGAGGTTGTGTTGGACTACCTGGCCAGTTAGTTGTTGTCCTATCACCAGTACCAATCTTCAAGAAGTCATGACCAGTAAGTCTTACAGTACTAAATCTCTTTCTGCAATTAATAACAGTTGTAGCAGGAACAGGAGTTGCTCTAGAAGTAGAGAATACAAGAACCTTATACTCAGTACTATTTACACTAACTGTACTTAAAGACTGTATCTGATATGCGTTACCATCAGTAGTAGCAAACTGTACTGAATCACCAGTATGAGGAGTAGAACCAAATGAAGTAACGAGAATTCTACCAGACTGATTAGAAGCAAAACTACCACCAGAATCAAGTGCTATAGTTGCACCAGTAGTACCACCTGTTAATGTTTCACCAGCTTGGAATGTACCAGATTGGTTAACAATGTATATGTTTTTCGGTTCGGATTGTACGTTTGCAACATTAGCAGTTGCACCAGAAGTACCACCAGTAATTTGCTCGCCAAGACCAAATGCTGTTGCAATAACTCCCGTGTAAGTTAACATTGTACCAACGACAGCACCTTGGTTAGCACTCTCAGAGGAATCATATCCCTTAGCGAATACACCATACTCACCGTAAGAATTACTGGAGTTTAGTGATCTGATCTGAGCACCACCAGTAGAACAATATCCTAACTGAGCATAATAAGTAAAGCAGTTGATAATTTCCGCATGTCCATTATCTTTTGCCCATATACCTAACCCATCACTATGGATAGCAGTGTAAGTATGGAACAATATAGTACGATAACCACTAGCATGTAATGCACCATCAATATATGCACCAGTAGCACCGTCACCAAATGTAGTTACGTTATAGATGTAAGGTGATTTCTCTGAAATTACACTAGCAGAGTTCAACGCAAAGTAAACACCACCAAGTGTTGCAACAGTTGGATCATACCCAGGATTACCTACAACATATCCACCCATTCCATCTAAAACCATGTCCTGAACAATAACACCGTTACTACAACGGAATAGTGTAGAACGAGTATTAAGAATAGATCCACCAGAATCTAGTCCAGCACCTGGCTTAATGATAGTAGTTCTTAGACTGTCACCAGAAAGTGTTGTATAGGGAGGAATAATGATTGGAAGTCCAACTTCTTCATATACACCACCCTTAATCATTATAATTGCAGGAGCAGTTGCTGTGGGAGTAGCAATATTAGCACAAGCATACTTAACAGTCTTAAATGCCGTGTCAACAGATCCACCACGTCCAGCACCATCAACACCGTTAGTAGCAACATAGTAGACAGCAGGAGTACCACCAATTGCACCCCAAGAAACATCAGTTCCGTCTGACTTAAGAACAGCACCAGCAGAACCAACAGATAATTTAGCAATTTTACCAGCAGTATCATAATAAAGTACTTGTCCTCTCGTACCAGAGTTGACATTCGTACCTTGAAGGTTTAATTGAGATCCAGATGCAAAGTTCTGTTGACCACTAACGGTTACATTACCAGATACGGCAAGGTTTTGAGAATCTGGTATAGTGACTGTCGTACCAGTACGACTTTTAATCTTGTCTACT